CCAACAGCCACCTTACTGGCCTTTCGTGGTTCATCTTTCAGACTCATAGAAGAAAATCCGACCACCACGTCGAATTCACTTTTATGTAGGATCTCGATAATTTCTCTCTCATATTCAGGATCGAAAAATCGTTCCTCATCAAGAAGATTATTCTTAATGGTCTGCCACGGATAGCCCGCGGATGTATTACCTTTAAGGTGTTTAGCCAACTCAGGTGGATTGAAGGGACACAGAAAAGTCCAAGAGTCCTTCTTAATCTCATCTAAGAGGTAATTCATCGCTGCTTCGGCGTGGACGACAGAAATCACGCACGGATTGCGCATCTCGACTAACGCCCGTTCCTCCCCTCGCGCTTTATAGCCTAATTTGGGGTCGAACATACGTGACGCAGTCGGTCTCGCAAAATCCTCGCCGGCTTCACCAATGAGATCTTCGTGAAATTCTTCCCAACCGAGGGCCTTCGTCGTTTTGAACTTAGAGTTCATCATCACGAACTCCGGTAACTTACCAATGGGTATAGTTAGTGGATCGGTCTTAAACGGACAAAGATCGGAAGGTTCAGAGCACTTCTCTAGGATCTGGGAAGTGACCTTGGTGTATACCATACCACCACCAGTGATGGGATCTACTTGGAGTGTAGACAACATGAGTGTTAAATCACTCACATTCATATTCCAAATTCCACCACCAGCGAAGTTATGGATACCGATGATTTCACCAGCATCCGTAACGGCGACTGCACCACAGTCGCCGTTCTGGGACACGTATTCCGTCTGAACGGTAACGTCCCATCCAGGAGTGTGAGTCTTAGTAACTAAAGGCACAGTAGTAGGCCTCCAGGTCACAGTCTCAATACGATCCTTGAAAATGAGATAACCATTAGACTGAATCTTCCGAGTCTCCCTAACCACACAGCGCTCAAAAAGCATAGAGGTGTTAGGGTGGATATCGGGTGAAATAATCAAAGCCATATCCTTAATGGGATGTCGGGTGTAATGATGTCGACCCAGAATGAGCTTGCGTGACCCAATTTGAATATCTAACGCGTCAACATCGGGAATCAGGTGTGAGTTAACTAAAATAACGTTGGGACGTATATAGTTACCCCACGCACTGCCCAAATTTGTGCGTACCAATACCATATTGGATTGTATACAATTCATCTTTTCACGACTTAATCGCTCGGGCGCAAATACAGCTCTCTTTTGACCCCATTCTTGTCGGAGTGGGTTCACAGGGTGAGCATAATCGGCCT